ATATTTTTTTTATTTTTAAAAAAAAATTGAAACCGATTTTCTCTCTACCCCTATAGATTAAAACTATTACAATTATGCTTTATCTTGTGTATCACATTAATAATCATGAGGACAAATGGATTACTAATAATTTTGAAACTTGGTTAAAGAATAATAATATTACAAGAAGACAGGAAGATGATGAACCTATAGAAAATGAAGATGAATTTGTTGTTGAAGAAATTGATGAATATAAATATTCTGATTCAGATGTTGAAATAATAAATAGTCAATATGAAGAAGTAATTAAAAAGTATGGAAATGGTTTATCTGAAGATGAAGATGATGAAGAAGAAGAAGAAAAAGAAGAAGAAGATTAATTATTTATAAATTATTTATTTATTATTGAGAGAATATTCGTTTTTAATTTTTTTACTATTTCTCTCTAAAATATAAATGAATATTCAACTAATTAATGATGATTGTTTAGACGCTTTAAAAGATTTAAGTGATAATAGTATTGATTTATTATTTTGTGATTTACCTTATGGGGAAACATCTTGTAAATGGGATACAACTATTGATTTAAATTTATTTTGGAAACAAATAAATAGAATTTGTAAAATTACTACTCCTATGTTTTTTACTTGTTCTACTAGATTTGGAACTACTTTAATTAATTCTAATCCAAAAAATTTTAGATATGATTTAGTTTGGGTAAAAAGTCAAGCCTGTGGATTTTTAAATGCAAAAAAAATGCCGATGAGGAAACATGAAATGGTTTATGTTTTTTATCGTAAATTACCATATTACGATTTAAGTAGTCATAAACATAAAATTTTAAAAGAGAGAAAAACAATTGATTATAAAAATGATAGTTTTATTTATGGAAAAATAGATAGACCAGACCATATGAGAAAAAATGGAGAAAGTTCTTATGAACCTCCTTTACCTAATAGTGTAATAAAAACAGAATTATATTCAAGTGAAAATAAAGAAGAACCTAGAGAATTATATAGAAATGAAGGAGGACAATATGAACCTCCTTTACCTAATACAATTTTAAAAGAAGGACAAACAGAAGGTGATAAAGGTAATGAAGTTTATTGTAAATTTAATTATTATAATAATGGAGTTATGGGTTATGATCCACCTTTACCTGATAGTATAATAAAAACAGAAGAATTATGTAAATATGATGTTAATAAAAATACTTATGGAGGTGGAAAAGAAGGAAGAATTAAAATATCAAAAAATAAAGAAGATCATGAAATAAAATATGAACCACCTTTACCAAATTCTTTATTAGAAATAAAAAGTGAAAAAGGAAAACACCCAACACAAAAACCTTGTGAATTAATTAAATGGTGTTTAAAATATTATTCAAAAGAAGGTGATACAATTTTAGATCCTACTATGGGTTCAGGTTCTACTGGTGTTGCTTGTAAATCTATGAATAGAAATTTCATTGGAATTGAAAAAGATTTAAAAATATTTAAAATTGCAGAAGAGAGAATTAATAATTAAAATACTTTTTTTTTAAAAAAATTGAAACGGATTTAAAAGACAATTGTCGTATATAAAATGGATAATATGACTGAAAGAGAACTTAATTCCTCTGATTTTGATAAATTTAGTTATAAAATTAAAAAAAAATTAACATCATGGGGAATGAAAAATAATAATTATAAAAAAATTAAAATTACTTCTGATTTATTTCAATACGCACTCAATACTAATAATTTTGAATTAGCACAAAAAATGAGTCAAAGAATGAATACATTTTACATGGAAAAATTAAATGAGATAGATGACATCAAAGATGAATTAACTGATCAGGAATATTTATATGCTTGTAATCTTTTTAAAACTTTATTTGGAAGTTAAATATTTATAAAATATTATTTTAAAAAATTAATAATATTTTATTTTAATATTTTTTCAATCTTTTTTATTTTATTTTTAATATTTCTCTCAACTTTTAATTTTAAATTCTGTTTTTTTACTTGTTTTTCTTTGATGGATACTAAACATCTAATTAATCTATCCAACATTTATATTTATACATTATATTTTTTTTTAAATGCTGAAATATTTGTGGCTCTACTTCTTGAATCACCCCATAAAATATGGTATGATAGAGCGTTTGCACTATCTGGTGGTGCTGATTTTCCTGATGCGTGCCTTGCCCTATAGGATTTGCGTTGTTCATCGGTAGCACCCAAAGTATAATCTGTATACCCGGTCGCCCCAAATTGAACTACCTTTTCTTTGCCATCTTTTTCAAAAGTGGCCGTCCATTTTTTTCCTTTTGCATCACTTTTTTTTATAGATTTTAATTTCATTTATTTATACATATATTTTATTTTCTCTCGTCATCATCTGTCTCATAACTAACAAAATTATCTAAATCTCTTTGGGCAAAATCAATTCTATATATAACTGAACTATTATTATCCAATATATTTTCTGCTAATTCACCAGTAGGATAGTGTATTGATGTTTGAAGTTCAGTTAACGAAGTGGGTTTTGTTATTGTAAATATTAAATCACTTCGGCCAACATATATAAAATCATTTAGAGCATAATTTGTTTGTAATGGGGCAATGGCTGGAAGTAGTTGTCGACCACTATTTCCGCCCATATATTGTAATTCACAGCCTGCTATAATATTTGAATGGCAAACTAAATATGGAAAATTAATATAACTTGGTGCATTAATTGCTAATAAATTTGCTGTATTTTGGGTTGCTGATGCACTTGCATTTATTTGCCCTAAATTAAACATCGGCATATCAAAATTTGGATTATTTCTTGGTTGGTCAAAAGTTGCTGTGCCAAAACCATTAACTAATCCAAGAGCATTAGAAGAAGTTATTATTTGATTAGTTGAGACTGGTGCCAATTGATTTAAAAATGTTTTATATGCATTTACTTTTGTTCCTACAAATTTATTAAATTTTTGAGTTTCTAAAATTGTTTGAGTGAGAGAAAAAATTGGTTTAAATTGATTTAATTGAAAACCTAATTTATCAAATAAACTTCCTTCATATTTTCTATAATCTAATGAACTTAATATAACTTCTGTATTTTTTGTTGTTTTTGAAAAAATATTATTTATTGACACTCCACTTTGGCAACCAGTAGAAGCATAAGGTAATGGATTATTTCTAACATATGCATAAGGCTTTAATGTTGGTGGTAATAAAAACATAATATTTTTTACATCTATATCTTGTGATAATGCACCAGTTAATATATCATCGTGTGCATTTAGTGTTTGGTTAGGTGTTCCACCATCTATAATCCATTTTTGAGTAAAACATCTTAATTTATATTGTGAAATACTAAAAGGCGACATATGAGTAGGATTCAAAATAATTTTAGTTTTATGACCTATACCAGTTAGAGGGAAGTTAAATCTATATCCTTGACCATCAAATCCACCAGCACCTGATGCATCTGGTAAATATCCTTGTCTTGTTATACAACCAGGCTCAACACTTTGGGTAAAAAATAAATTTTTTGAGACATCTTGGTCTTGATATATAACAAATGAATCACCTATAGTTCTCATATGTATATCATTTGCTGAAGGGTCTAGATTACTATATGTTTGTTGAATAACATTTCCCTCTATACTTTGGGCTTGTCTAACTTTAATAAATGTTTGGTCTACTCCAAATCCACCACATTGCCCTGGCACATAAAAATCAGGAGGATATAGAAGTGGACTTGGGTGGCTTGTAAAATCACTTTCTTCAAAATTAGCACTTACGGCCCAATTTCCGCTTCCATCTGCCGACCCTGTAATACTTCGTAAATCATTACTTTTTTCAATATAACCAACTGGAAGATTTACTTGTTGTGAAAATGCACTTTGTTTATTCATACTATTTACCACTGGGGTTTCAGGTGATGGACTTGGCCCAAAATTACCTAATTGAAAAACGCCATTACCTGTTGCTGATAGAGTATGTAAATTATTAAAACTATATCTATTAGCATCTTGACTATAATTTATATTTATATCATTCGCTCCAACTTGAATAGTATTGGCTAATGCTTTACCACCACTTGCAACAAATTGAGTTATATTTTCTCTCTGCGATGGATTCAATCCTATAAAATTTTTTGCATAATTTGGGTTTGTATCTATTAATAAATTTTCAGTAGCACCAAAACCATCTTGTTGTCCCACATTTTGTTGAAAATATGTATTTTGTAAATTAGTATCTCCATTATTTACTATTGAATCTGTTAAAATACTACTTGGTTTTTCTTGTAAGTTTACTTGTTGGGTAGTTGCTGGAAATGCAAGTTCATTTTGACTTAATGATGGTTGTGTTCCAAGTGATAAATACTCACCAGTTTCTGGCACAGGGAACATATCATCATCCTCTTGTTCTTGTAAAATAATTGTTAAAAATGGTAAATTACAAACCCTATCAGCATTTGGGTCGGCTGTTCCTCCTTTATTTAAACTTGCTAATATTGCTGGGTCATTTTTATAAAATAATGGAATAACTCCTATTCCTTTACCATTATTTAATTTAGTGCATTGGTCCCATAAATCATTAAAATCTAATTTACCTTGTGTTGTAAACCAGTTTGCAGTTTGTGGTCGTGTTGAAAATCTTGATGCTATACTTGATGGTAATGGTATAGTTTCTTTTAACGCACTTTCAGCATTCCAATAGGTAATTCTATTACCATTATTATCAATCTGTGGTAAGTATCTAAACCCTTTTATGCATCTTCTCATCGCTTTTTGATAGGCTCTTGATGGATTATTATTACTTTCTGGGTCAAATTTATATGGGTTATATCCTGAACTATTTGTTGTAAATTGTGTAGGGTCAAAATCTCTGCCAAATGTTGACCAACTTGGTAAGCCAAAATTCCTTTGACCTCCTCTTCTTTTGGCGGCCGAATCATTTGTTAATGGTCTTATTGGTGGATTTGCTACCACAACTGATTCATCAATATTATATAAATCATACCCTGAATTATCAGTTCTAAAAACTGATTGACCATTATTAACATCATTATATGTAGAACTATTAGCCATATCATTTGGTGTATAGCAAGTGGCCTCATTTACCATAGCATATGTGCCGTTTATTCCACTTCCATCTGTATATGGAGCAAGGCAGTGTTTAATATTAGCAACTGGTGGACCAGTATTAATTTCACTATTTAACCAAGGTTTTTGTAAATATAATTCATAAGTTTTATATATATTTGGTAAAAATCTTGCCGTGCCAGTTCTACCAGCGACTGGTTGTTGTTGCATTCCTATTCTGGTTTGGGTATAATCATAAGCCAGATTGGTTTGAAAATTATTACTTGGATTTTCAGGATAAGAATATTGGTCATCTATACGACCCATAACCCATTCCACATAATTATTATCATAAAAAGTTGAACTTTGACTTGCTATTGAATTTTCAAAATCATCTTTATCAGTAATTTCTACAAAAGTATTAGTTGCAGAATTATATATTTTATTATTTAATTTTACTAATTCTTGATATTCTTGATTCCATAAACTTACTCTTATATTGCCATCAAATATAATATTACTAACCATCATATCTAATCGTTTAGGTTTATAATATGGTGCAACTTTATTAGAATCAGTATATATTGCTGTTCTCTGTGTTCTACCCATAGTTATATTATAATTTTGCTCAAATCCTGATGGAACAGGAAAAGTAGGAGTATTTATACTTGATAAATTTTTTGCACCCATATACCAGTCATTTTGAAATATAGATGTTTGAGTTGTTTTTATAGCACTATCTAATTTAAAAAACTCTTTACCACCTTCTAATATACAACTATTGCACCCATATTGGCCAACCATATATGGATTTGTTGTATCACTACGAGCCATTAAATTTCCATTATTACTTCTTCGTAAGGGAATAGCCCAATTTCTATGGCCAGGGGTGCCACCTCGTAATTCTGGTGTATAACCAGTATAAATACTATATTTTTTATAATCTTGATATGCATTAATATTATGCATCGTACAAGGTGTGCTTTGTACCATTGGATTCATTTTACAAATACTTCGCCATTCTTTTGGGTTGCCAACAAGCATAATTTTATAAAATTTATCTCTTGCTTGATATTCACTATAATTTTGGCCAACTTGAGTATTACTTCGTTTTATATCTTTATGTAAATTTGAATATAATTGGACACTATCTGGCTCTGTGCAAGTCCAGTATCTTGCATTTAAATATGTTTTACTATAAATATCACCACCTGATGCCCCAGTTTTACTTAATTGTTGTTGTTGAAAAATAGTTTCCCAAATAAATCCTGAAAAAGTTGGATATGATTTAAACGCTTTGGTTGATATTACTGGTTTCTCTCGTTTTATTACACCTATAGAACCTGCTGGGTCAATAAAATCTGCTTGATATACACTTTTTACATCACCATATGGTGTTGCTAGAACAGATGCAGTTTCATTATTATTATAAACATCATAAATTGCTGGTGTTATTTGTATATCTTCTAATGGTCTTGATGCTGAACCAGTAGTTTCTTTAAATACTTGAGTAATTTTATCTGCTACTTGTGCTGGTGTTATATTACCTATTCCAACATCAATATTTATTTTTGTTTTTAAAAAATGAAAATATTTAGAATCTCTCTCACCATCTATATTATTTCTAAAATCTAATACATCTACTTTGTTATGTTTTTCAGGTATACAATCGTTGGTGTATGGATTATAATATGGCCCGTGATTTGCTATTTCGTGGTCTGCATAATCAGTACAATACATTTTAATATTATTTGGGCAAGTAGTATTTCGTCCACCTTTAAATCGTGTGGATTCTATTACTATTGGCTCTTGATAAACTGGATTGGTTTCTCTATCGTGAGTATCTTTAAAATCATTAAAATCTTCTGGATATGTATTAAATGCTATTTTGGCTAATGATTCTCCATATACTCCGTGTTGGCACATTGCAACAGCATTAGTTTGCTGACTAATAAATTCTGCTATATTTATTGCTTGTCCTCTACTTTGTAATAAACATTCTTCATTCCAAAACCCTGCAGGTAATATTTGTAGTGGATTGGCACCACCTTGAGTAAATGGTATTGCTTGACTATCAGGTGCTGATAATGGCTCACTATCACTTTTTATACCAGGAACGGCTTGTTGGTCTCTTACAAATATTCCTTTATCTTTATTTTCTATATTTTGATTTACACTATCTGGAAATGGGTTGGCTTGTGAAAATTGTGTCCCTGGTAAACCCCATTGTGGCGTATTATCTAACCAACTTTTAAAACCCATCATTTCGCACTGGAGTATTTTTGATTCATTATTATTACCAGCCGTATGGTTTGGAACACTCATACTTGCAATAGAGGTAGTTGTCTGCATACCACTTGTTGTATCTTGTGCCAATCTTGTATTATAATAAACACCTTTATTACAACACCATCCGTTGTTTTTATGATTATAAAAATTCATACTGGTCATCATACTGGGAATTGCTGTTGTTGCACTTGCTGTTCTTATTATTGATGCTTCATTTGTGCCATTATCTATACCTTCTTGTAATGATGTCCAATTGGTGCCAAATAAATTCGTGCCATCAAAACAAGGTGCTCCATATTCTTCATTTATAAAAGTGGCACCTCCTAATGTTCCAGCCATAGAACTATGAGTTCTTGTAGCAGTTCCTAATGGTAAATTTACATTAAACTGGCAATTATTATTAACATAATAACATAACTCAACAACCATTTCATTATCTACAACATCTGTATCATTATTTTCAATATCTGCACCAGTAAAAGTTTGGTATTGATTTTCAGTGCCAGCACCTTTTATATTAATTGTGGCACTCTCTAAACTAATTTGGTCTCCTGGCTGTAATAGTATAGATGACTCAATATTAGTAGACCAAGATGAATTTTTTACAACATTTTCGTGGCTATTACTTTCTATTTGACTACTTGTATCTAAATGCTTTTGTTTTTCTGCATTTGCTATTTTACAATTACTTTCTATTAGAATACTATTCATTATAAATATATAAATAAAATAAATATATATTTATATTTTATTATTTTACATTTGGTCTTCATATAAAACTTTATCTTCAAAAGCCTTATATAATTTATTTGGGAATTCATCAAGTTTAGCATATAAAAAATTAAATCTTTCTGGCACAGCCAATCTATAATATCGTGTAAAATTATCTTCTCCACTAAAATTTTCACCATATGTTTCTGCTATTTGTTTTATTTGTGATGAATTTAATGTGCCAAGTAATAAATTAGTGGCATTATTTCTTACTACTGGGCTTACCATCTTAAAAGATTGAACTGAATATAATAATAATCCTATGCCGTGGTGGCGGTATTGACTTGCCAAAGTAAAAAATAGACTTTTTGGTCTTAAGGTATTTGGTAAATCATCAAGTATTATAGCAATGGCTGGTCTATCAGCACTTTCAAAACTATCCTGATAATCTAAAATTTTTTGTAATCTATTTTCATCAAAACTATCATAACTTGTTGCTGGGAAAGCCTCCTTTATTCTTCTACCAGTTTGGTCTTGATGCAAAGTTGTGCTGAATACATATACATCGTCAAAAGCCTCTTTATAAAAATTATTATTTAATAAAAGATTAGTTAATAAATTGGTCTTGCCACTTTTAACTGAACTTACTAATAATACATTTGCACCCTCATTTGCTTTAGGCAATAATGGGTGGATTGGGCGACGGATGTTGATACCAAAATCATCTTGTCTAACTGGTAATATACTTAAATCAAAATCATCACTTGTATTTTCAATATTATTTTTTTTTACCATTTATATAAATATACATAAAAAAATATTAAATAATAATAAAAATGAGTGATAAAAAAATTAATCCAAAATATGTGCCAAAATCTTTAAGTGAAGCCGATAAAAAAAAACAAATTAAATCTATAAAAGAAGGAAAAGATAGACCAAAAACAGATTATAAAACAAAAAGAAGTAGCCATGTGGTTGCTTTTGAAAAAAAATATGGAGAGAAAATAACAAATGATAGTTTTATTTCAAAAAATATTATTTCTAAAACTGGTATAGATGAAATTTTATCAAAAGGAAGGGGTGCATATTATTCGGCTGGAAGTAGACCAAATGTATCAGCAACCCAATGGGCAAGGGCAAGATTGGCTAGTGTAATTATGGGTGGACCAGCAAGAAAAGTAGACCAAAAAATTTGGGATAAATATAAAAAATAATATTTTTCTCTCTATATTTTAAAATGGAATTGACTAAAAAGCAAAAAGAAATGTTAGAAAAACATAAAACTCATCATACTAAAAAACATATGGAAGTTATGATAAAATTAATGAAACAAGGTAAATCATTTAGCCAAGCACATAAAATGGCTATGACTTCCGTAGGTAAATAATTATTTTATCATATTTATTGCTAATGTAATTTGTTTTTTTAATTTATCAGTCATTTTAAACTTTTTACCTTGGAACATAAATGTTTTACCCTCTTCGTGTTTTAAAAGAGGTGATAAATCACTTTTTGTAAATTTATAATCTTTATCAACTTTTAATGCTTTTCGTAATCCTCCTTCTTTAATTTTACCTTCAGTTTCAGTAAATACACCTTCCTCTTCTTTTTTACTCTTTCTTTTAGGAGAAGATTTTTTTGATTTTTTTGGTTTTTTTTCAAAAGTATCTTTTTCACTTGGTGGTTTATCTTTACGATACATTTTTATATATTTATTAAATAAAATTATTTTATAAATATATATTAAATATGTTTTTATGTGCCGTATCTAACAATAATAGAGAACAATATAATGGGGCAGATGTTGCCAGTGTATTTACAACTAATTTAACAGAACCTTTAAAATTAAAAGATTTTACAATTGAACTTGTTGATTGTGTTATAACTGCTGATAATTTAATTACTATTACACAGAGAAATAGTAATATTGTTTTTAGAGTTGGAGGAGAAAGTGTTAGTGAACAATACCAACTATCTATCCCAACTGGTCGGTATAAACCAAATGAATTAGGAAATATTATTGTAGAACAATTAAAAGAACTTACACCTCTTGCCAGTTGGGTAAGTAATGACCCTGCTGGTAGTCCAACTTTTTCTTGGTCTATGGATTATAATAGTTTATCTAATCTTGATAAATTTACTTTAAAATATACTAAATTACCTACCCATTCTACACATATAAGCGATAAAATAGTTGGTAAAAATATTGATATTGGTTATGATGGTGTAATCACACGAACAAGTGGTAGTGTATGTGATTATGTTAATAATTTTGATAATAATACACCTAATAATGTTCCTATGGACGAAGATTTTGACCCAGATGATTATGAATTTATATCTTCTACTGGTTTAGATGTAGGTGTTAATCCAATTTTTCATACACAATCCACTTTTGATAATTTAGGTATAGCAGAGAGTGGAGGTAGTTTTGAAGTTGTTATTAAACCTATGAGAGTTTGTAGAACTAATAATTATTGCACTACTGCATCAGCACAGGGAGGAACTGGTAGTTCAACAGCCGTAAATCAGCAAAATTATTTTATTATAGAAGACAATACAACAGGAACTGATTATGATTCTGCGAATACAGGTTTAAATCCTAATAGTTTTTTATCACCTAATTCTAAAACAACTTTACGAATTGATAACCAAGGAAAAAAATATTGTTCTGGTTTAGTGGTAGATATTCCTAATGGTGATAATAATGACCCAAGAGGATTACCATATAACAAAAATATAACAAAATTAATTTTTCCAACAAGAGATGATGTTATTTTTGATGCATCTGGTGATTTAACTGGAAATGTAAATCGTATTGAAGAAATAAGGTCTACTTGGAATAATAATATTTTAGTGTCTGCAAATAGACGGCAAGGGGCAATGTTTAATGCTTGGAATAATATTCCCAATTATGCATTTCATTTAACTTTAGATAATGCAACTGGATTAGGTGCAACAAATGCCGAAGCAAAATCTACTTTAAAAAAAATCCAAGAACCTTTTACAGAACCAATTAGTATGAGATTAGCAGTTGCACCTCTAATTGCTGGTTTAAAACAAGGCACCTCTGGAGTTGCCCAAAGTTATATAACAGCAACTGGGGGTGGAATAAATCAAATTTTAACACCAAGAAGTGGTAGTGCTGGTCCCTTTTCAGTAAAATATAAAACTGGAGTAGTAGGTCAATATAATACTCAATTAGGAAACCCTGGCCGACATACCACTAATTTTGGTGGAATATCTGGAAGAAGACCTTATTATATGATTACTGAATTAGATTCTAATTTTGTTCCTTCCAAAGTAATAACTATGGATGGTGGAGAACATACAACAGCAGGACAAAAATTATATTTAAATGATATAAATACTTTTGATATATTTTTAAATGGAAATCCAATTGAATTAAACGATGCACAAGCCGAACAATTTATAAATAATCTTTGTTCTTTTATTGACCCTACTGCAGATGTAATTGGTGATAGTTTCACTTTAAGACAATATTCCACCAAATTTCAATATCTACCAACCCAAATATCAGCAATTAATGATTTAATTTATAATGAGATGAAATTTAATATTGCAGAAAATAATTTCCTTGATGGACCACAATTTACGAGAGATGTAGAAATAAATTTAGTTCCGTTAGATAGTCAAATGGCTGACGCTAATTCTTCCGTAGAATTTAATATTAATGCATTTATACCTAATAGAATAGACCCTGATTCTAAATATACAGATGAAGATGACATTATTACAACTTTTAGAAATAATCCAAATAATCAAAGAGGTCAAGAACAAATGATTGAATGCAACCCTGCAAGTTGGAATGCTGATTTTACTATATCAAAACCTGGTCTTGGACCATCAAGAAATTTAGTTGATTGGACCAATTTTAACCAAAATGATGCAAATAGTAGATTAAGATTAACAATAACTATAGATAATTATTATAAATTTGCTTGTAAGATAGCATATTCCACAGATGGTGGAGCATCTTTTCAACAACCACAAACTATTATAGAAACATTTGAACAAGCAACAGACTTTGCAGGTATTTCTAATCCAAAATTTGAATGCACAAGTAAAAGTAGATTATATCCTATGCATCCAGCCATTTCAGTATACCCTGGTTCTGGCTTTGACGATTCACAACAAGGTATAAATACAGCAGTTATACAAAATACATCTTTAGTTAGATATTCACAAAAATTTAATCCTTTAGGAGAGAAAATATCCAACTATAATTTTAAATTAGGAAATATACCAAATGGTTCGGCAAATACACCTGATATTTTTGTTTTTCCAAATGAGGAGGCTGATTTATCACCAAGTGCTGGAATCGTAGATTTAGCAGAACCACCAATTATGATTAAATTTGGTTCTAATTTATCAACAGGGCCTCTTGCACTTGCAAATACTGGAATTTTACCAGCAAATGATATACCACCACTTTCCTTGCAGTTAAATAGTGAAACCACAGGCTTTGCTGATAGTTATTTTGCAGAAACAAGTGATTATTCTATATCAAATGTTCTTTCTATTGTCGCACCTGCTTTGCCATTTTTCAAACCAGCGATTAATACTTTCGTTGTGGAATTGGCCAACTTCCCTGCAGAAGGCTTTATAACTTTTGGATTTGACAGAAATACAAGTAATCAATCTGGTTTAGGAAATAGTAGTCAAATTGTGGGTGTTGTGCCATTTTTAGTGGATAGAGATATTACTATGAGTGTTGCTAATGAATTTATTACATTACAATATTCTTCATCTTATAGTCAACCAGTAAGAGTTAGTTTACCTACTCAACAATTTATTTATAATTTTGATTTTAGATTGAGAGATATTACTACTGGCCAATATGTAAAAGGATTAATAAATCCAACACAACTAATATTTAGAATAGAAAAAATCTAATTAAATATATTTATTTTTTTATAAAATAATTATATTTTATATATATAAATGGCTGATTTAGATTCCCAACCTTTAAGTGAACCTGTTGCCAGTGAAACAATAATAATAAAACCAGATATTCAAACAACAATTACCCAGGCACAAGGAAATAAAAATGTTGACTTTTTATTTCCAGATTATATTGAGTATTTTTTACCAAGTCAATCATATCTTTCTTGTAATGTTACAATGAGTGGCCGTGGCAACCCTATACCATCAAGAACTGCTGGATTCCATAGTTTAATAAATACTATTAGACACACAGATGGCACTAATTCTAATTTATTAAGTGAAACAGTGCAGTATAATACAAAAGTAGGACAAATTTATACATATTCATCAACTGATGCTCTTGTAAATACAAGACTCAATTTTGAGGGTCTACAAGGCACCGATAGTTATTCAAATAATATTTACTGGGGTCTTGATGATGGAAAAAATACTTGGGCATCCGTTGGTGCTGGTAGTGGCACAGGAACAATTAATGCAACACCTTTAGTAGCAAAATCACCTCAAATTAATTCAACTATGAAAACATTTTTATTATCAACTGATAAATTTGTTCCTTTAAATGTTATGGGTGGTCTACGAACATCTTTACAAATTGAAGATTATAGAAGAAGTTTAGAATTTACCACTGGTTCTTTAGGTGTTAACCAAGAAAACGGTGTTTGCCCAGTTATTGCAAGAATATTACCAGTTCCAACTGGACCAACTAATAGACAATTTAGCGTTCCTACTGGACAAGGAGGTGCCGGGTATGCCAATGGCCATGTGTATCCAGTGTATTTGGCTTCTAATTTAAGTGAAGTTAGAGGATATGTGGAAGCCAAGGCTAGTGGAGCAATTACAGCAGATGCCCAGTGGTATTGCACTTCTACTGGTTCATTTTTACCACCCAACCCTGGTGATATTTTACAAGTAGGAAAAGCAGGAGGCACAATTACCCCTGGCCAATTACAAGTATTAGCAAATTCTAATTTATTTAGTGCTTTACGAATAGGGTCAAAAGAGGCACCCTACTATATAGATGTTGGTATTGATAGTCCTAATGTTAGTTTAGGAACAACTGCAACTGCAGAAGTTTTAGCATCTTATGGAAATGGCAAAGTAGCCTCACCTTTTAAATGTCTTAATCCAATTCCAAATAGTGATTCAGGTATTATAAATTCACAATATCCAAATGACCAAAACCCATTTTCAATTGGTGATAGATTATATATTTCTACTTCTACCAGTAATACCAGTGAAAATGCATTAGGTGTCATTACTGGATTTTCAAGAACAGGTATTCAAGTCCCTGGCACTGGAACAACAGCCAATCAACAAGGTTTACGAATTTATTTCCAACCAAATACTGCACCAGTTGCTGGATTACCAACCTCGGACGCAGATATACAAACTGGTATAGCCGTTGGAAGTCTTACAGGTGGAACTGCTGGAACTGGTTTTAATACTTTATTTGATTCTAATGCCACCCCTGGATTTAAATTATATGTAAAAGAAGCCGAAAGAAAAGTTGCTTTATCAACTGGTGTTGACCAAATAAGAGCAGGAGGTGCCCCTTTATATTGCCCTGAATTATTAAATCAAATGAATGAAGTAATTGGTTTTGCAATTAATGATTTACAATATCAAGTCAAAAAAGTTATGGTTGACCCAAGAGTGGCACAGAGTGATATGGCACAAGCAAGGGGTGCTGGGTATACATTTGATATAGAAGAAGATTTCACACAATTAACCAACCTTGTTTCAACTATTGGCCCAACTAATACTCTTATTAGTAATCCAAATATTACAAGGGCTTTAAGTGTTATATCAGTTCCTTTAAATCAAAATGACCAATTTAGTATTATCTCAAGTTCTCTCAACGGAAGAGCAAGTAATATGACTAACTACCAGTTTGAAATGGGTTTAGATGGTAGACAACCAATTAGGGCTGTTAATGTTTCTTCTTCTTCTTTACCTGACCCTATGATTCAAACACAGCACATTCTAGAATTAACAAAAGCAACTGAAGCAAGTGGTTATTTTACCAGTAATTTAAGCAAAGTTTCTACTAATTTTGCCGTTGGTCGTGCTTTTAGCAGAACTAATATGTTTTATGATTTAATGGCCGCTGGTTCACTTATGTTATTAGCAAATTATGAAACCAGTGCATCTGGTCCAAAATTATTCGTCCACTTCTTACATCATTTAAGAAGTATTACATTCTCAAAAATGGGTGTTTCAATTTCTAATTAAATTAATAATTTAATAAAATAATATTTATAAAAATTATTTTATTAATATATAACAAAATGCAAAAACAAAGTTTTACTAAAAGACGAGTGATAATTACACCAAATAATAGCCCTTCTTTAAATACTTTTTCAGCAAGTGAGTTTCCTAATATTCAATTTGTTTTATCTAATCAAAATGGTATGCTTGATCCAAGAACTTTGAGATTAAATTACAAATTAAATATTGTAAAAGGTGCTAATACACGTGTAGCAAATAATCCTGTAGCAACACAATCAGCCACTAATGGTGTTAGTTTAAATAATCGTGCAGGGTCTATGGCTGTTATAGGCCAAGTTAATGTCTCTTCTATGAATGGCCGGAATATTGAAACCCTCCAGAACTACAACCGCTATGTATCAACTTTTACTCCAAATACAGAAAATCAATTTGATTTAATAAATACTCTCTCAACTGGCGACCCTTTTGTTTCAAGTAAATCAGTTGTTGCTTGTCGTCAAGCCAACGTGCCAACAACCCATTCAGTTCCTTTAAAAACTGGCTTTTTAAGTGGTTCAACACCAATTAATCTCTCAACAAAAGGCTTTCACGGATTAAATATTAATATTCAACTTACACAAAATAGTAATGCGGTTGGACCATTTACATTTTTTACAGATAGCACAAATGGAACTCCAACAAGAACTATAGTCCAGTGTAGCGACACTACCTACGAATATAAATTAAGCGATGTATTTTTATCATATGATATTTATGTTCCAAGTGATATAGTATTTAATAGTATGCCTTCCAGTGGCCAATTTGTATTTAATAGTATTAATTCTCTCACCTCAACTCTTATAGCAAATGATTCTACAACTACTCTTCGTCTCGGTGTTAAAAATGTATTATCTATTACTCATTCTTTAATACCAGCAATTCATCAAAATAATCAAAAAATGGATTCTTTAGCACTACCTCCTCTTACCACTGGTGCCAATGCAACCAGTTTTGGTGCTTATGCCCCATTAAACTCAATTCAATATATGCGTGGTGGTTTATTATTTCCATATAATTATATTTTAGATAGTGAAACACAAGCACAAGAAGGCAACCCAAGTGCACAAATAGTGGAACCTGCATTACATTCTTGCACTTTATACGAAGACGGACACCACGGAATGAATCCATTAACCAACACCAGCCCTGGTATAAATAATATTCCACAATTTGCTGTTAACCCAAGTAATATTAATGGTGGTGTTAGTTTGGCCCAGGCTCCAGATGCTGATAGTAATTTCATTTTAGGAATTCCTTGCGATAGTCAAAAAGTAGGTGTTGATTACTCTATGAGTGATTATGCATTTAGAATTAAAAGTGATATTAATGGCCAAACACCATTTCAAATGTTTACCTTTGTAAGATGCCGTAATGTAGCATTATATAGCCCCACAGGAATAGAAGTTGTTGAATAATTAAATTTAATAAAATAATATTTATAAAAAATTATTTTATTTATATATAATAAAATGTCTCAAGAAGATTTAATTTTAGATAGAAGCAACGATATTCCACAAGCGATGTCCATAGCCAGTGATGTGCTTGAAGGAGTAATTGTAAATCAAAAAAATGCAAGATTTGTATTACCAAATACTGGTATATTATCAAGAGATAGTGTTTTTCAATTTAAATTACTAGCAAATGGTTCATTCTTGCCACTTAATGCAGGAATTTACAGCCTTATCAACCGAGTTGACCTTATGATTGGACAACAAACCATCCAAAGTATAAACTCACTTGGTCTATATAAGGCCATAACCAAATCTTATGATACACCCAGTTATAGAAATAATTATACAAGATTAATGAATGGAATTAACACCACAATGTCCCCTGTGCCAATGAATGTTGTATTACCATATAATGGCACAAATTCTCAAACTGGGCTTTTACAACCAACAGGTGTTGCTACTTCTAATGTAAATCCAACAATTCAAACTATGGCTTATGATATGATTTTAACTAATGACCCAGCAACAACCCCATCCTGGTCAGTAAAAATTGGGGACCTTTTCCCAATGTTAAGCGATGGTGGTTTAGAATTACCTTTATTTTTAATAAATTCTCCTGTTAGTATAGTTTTTACTTTTAATGAACAACCATCAACTGCAACTGATTCTCTTTCTAAAAATAGTGTTGGAACTTTAGCGTGTATTAATTATACAGGAATAGATACTCCTGATACTTCGGCACACGGCGGTGTTAGATTAATAACAGAAGAATTATTATTATTTGCAGATTACCTTTATTATACTGATGAGAGAATGTTCCAAGTAGAAGAATCTATGAATGATGAAAAAGGAATGTCTATGATTTATACCGATTTAATACAAGTAGTAAACGCTCAACCAGCATTAGCACCCACCCCTGGTGCTGGTAATCTTGGTAATGTAAATTTTAACTTTCAAGTGCCAGTTAGTAATTATCAAGTAAAAAATCTTTTTATTTGCTGGAATCCAAATGGAGACTTAAATGCTTCTGGTAGCGACCCAACAAGTCGCCACCCAGCAAACCAAGCCTTTAGTAATGCGGTCTTTGGCAAATATGCTATGATGAATTCAGTTAAACCATATAATATACAGTGCCGAGTTAATGACGAATTGGTATTCCCACAGCCTTTGGTCAATGACCCATTAAAAGCCCAAGAATCTGGCTATGTTTATGGTTCCCCAGTCCAGATTCATACTGGTATGTATTCAAGAAATGGCACAACTACTGAAACTGGTGTATATTCGCAAAGTGCTTCATATTATCCTGAAAGTGCTAATGGTGCAAATAATAAATATAATTTCTGTGGTGGTATGAACTTAAGAAATATGATGACTAATAACTTTCACTTTTTAGGTATTAATTTATCAACTCTATATGGTGATAGTAATAGAGATGCTGAACTTATCAGCCAAAAACCAATTGAAATTACTGGTCAATTTCCAGTCAATGATACCACAAACATTAATTATAATAATTATGTATTTTGCGAAATTACTAAATTATTCTCTCTAAAAGCAGGAAATGTTGTTATACGAGATGGTGTAAACCAATTACAAAGACAATAAATAATTAATATTTTATATATTTTTTAAAAAATATTAATTTATCTTAACGGCGGAGCATACTTGAATTTATAACACTTGCTGGTGCTGTATTTTGATGATATCTAGCCGAAGTCATTACTGGGCCTCCTACTTGTATATTTTTGGGTTTTGGTATATCTTCTAAATCAGGTGGTTTTGGTGGTGTTGGTGGTGGCCCAACTGAATCTGCATTTTGGCTTCCGCCACCGCCCCACCAGTGGAAAGCGTTGCCCAGTTCAAAGATGCCGAATCCGGCCGCTAAAAGTGCATCAAAAGCCCACCCTTCTGGTCCAGCGGCCGCCCCTGCCTCCTCTGCGGCCTCAAATGCTCCAGTGGCACCTTCTTCTTCGGCCGCGGCCGCCCCTGCCTCTTCAGCCCCGGCACCTGCCTCTTCAACCCCAGCACCTCCCCCGGTTTCTGCTTCAAATGTTGCTTCTTGTGCATCAAAATCTGCCTGTGCCTGTGCATTTCTTGTTTCTACTTGTTCTGCTTCTTGGGCCACTCTTGAATCTTCTTGTGCTTGTAAATCTTGTTGTAAACTTCTATCTTGCATCTCCATACCTTCGCTTGGGCTGGTTTCACTTGAACCTCTTGCACTTGGTCTACTACTTCTATCAGTCATTTCAATATCACCTCCACCTCCTCTTCCTTCAGGTTCAGGGGTTGGTCTTGGTTGTGTTGATTCAGCAACTGGTTCAGGTTCAGGCACATTTACATCACGCCCACCAAATTCTTCATCTTGTGCACCTCTTGCTTCTTCTTGTAATGCTCTTGTATCTCGTGGTTGTATTCTATCAGTTGGTTCTCTAGCACTTCTAATTTTTTCTTTAACACCACCTTTTCCATCTTTACCTCTTAATCTTTTTAATCCTGCTTTACCAAGTTTTGACGCTATAGGTAAACCAACAACTGCACCTAAATTTATTAATGCATTCGCTTGTTCTTGTTGTTCTTCATCTAAACCAATAGCCTTTAATAATTTATCTTGATATTTACTTAAATCTCCTGTATATATATCTTCTGCTAATTTATATTTATCTTCTGCATTTTGCATCGCTTGACGATATTGATTCGCTCCTTTTTGCTGTAAATAATCTTTTATATCAAATTCTCTCTGACTTAAATTCTCTTTTCTTGCATTTACTCTATTGCCGACACTTTCAACAATATTTTGGTAGTCCCTGAATGACATTTACATTATAAAAATAATATTTTTTGTGTAAGTTTATTAATTTTTTTTTATTATTATATATAAATGGATCTTAACATATTACCACCTGATGATCAGACATTTGTTAAAAGTAAAAAAACTACCTCTGAAAAACAAAAGGCTCACCTTGAAAATGCAAGAAAAAAAAAATTAGAAAAAAAAAATGAATTTGTAAATAATCCAGTTGTTGAAGAAAATGAAGAAGAAGATTTAGGAGAAAATCAAACTGAAGTTCAAGAGGAAGAACCTAAACAATCCAAAAAAAAAGTTGTAAAACCGAGAGAAAAAAAAGAAAATGCAAAAACTAAAAATTCTAAATATCAATTAACAGAAGAAGAAATACAAGAGCGTATTGACCTTGAAAAGTTTGAAAAATTTATGAAACATATGTCTAAATATGAAGCAGTTAAAAAGAAAATGCAAGAAGAAGAAGAAGACAAGAAAAAAATACATGTAAAATATACACAAGAGGAATATGACGAACTCCTCGCCATATTGGACAGAGATGATAAAAATATTAAACAAGATAATAAGAATCCTAATCCAGTCGCTCCTAAACAAGTTGAAAAAGATGTTATTAAATATAATACTCCTCCGTTAATAAACAATACTATCGCAAGAACAAGATATGGAACTCGTAATAGATTTGGAAGAGGTATTTAGTTTATTTATTATATTTTTTATATTTTTAAAAAATATAATATGAGAGAAAATATTAATAATTGCAAGTATTGCGGTCATAAAATTAGAAAAGTTAATGGTGTATATCCTGACGCTAAATACCATAAAAAATGTGAAAAAGAAGCAAAAGATTTTATCTTTGATATTGGTAAGGAATTTTCACTTTGGATTGATGCTTGTAAGACGATAAGCGATGATAAAGATTAAATCTACTTGTTGAACCTATTTATATAATTTTCTATATTTCTCTATAAATAAAAAGGAGGGTGTGAGGATGTAGGTGAATACTACATTTTTTCACTTCTTATATATTTTTTTTATATTTTATATTTTTTATTTTTTATTTACTTTTTTATAATATCTTTACATACCCTACATACTTTACATTTAAAAAAAAAAAAAAAAATAATATAATACATAATAGATAAGGGAAATAAAAAAATGTAAAAAAAATAAGAATGTAAAGTATAATATTAACTAACCACCTTTTCTCTCAACTCAACATCTTTTTATTCTACAATAATTGAATATTTAACACCTGACTTATATCTTTTAAAACTAACTTCATCATTATAAGTTTTCATACGAGTTCCAAATTTAGTTAATGATGGTCTTGAATTAATATTATTACCACACATTTCATAAAAAATTTTAAATTGCTTATATATATCTATTGCTTTCATTTCTTTTTTAATAATTGTTTCTTCATTACCATTTTTAACTTCTTGCTTCCAATAATTAATAAATTCTAAAATAATATCTTTATTATGTTCTTTCATAATTTCCATAATTTTATTTTCTTGTCTGTCTCTTGAAGCATTAAATTTAGATAAATCACGATTAATTAATTCTTCATAAAACTTTCTCATAATTATTTCATCATTAAAAACTAAATCTAATTTATCAAAATATTCTACATCGCCTTTTAATTTATCACTTGTTGCAAAAACCATAAATCTTCTATCACCATCTTCTAATTTTATACAATTAAGATTATTAGTAGTAATTATATAATTTAAATAATCTTTTATTTGTATAGCATCAATTCCTTTTTTTTCCATCTCAACATTACTTCCAGTAATTGCTTCTTTAATAATATCATTTAATTCAAAAGTATCCTTTCCACTTGCTTCATTTAAAACACATAATAATTTACCTTGAGAATTAGCAAATTTACCAAATACTTTTTCAATTTTAGATGTAATAATCATTTTATTAATACCTATAATTTTTTGTAATATTTGTTCCGCCAACATACTTTTACCAGTTCCAAAATTTTTATCATAAAAAACAACACAAACTCCAGTTTTTTTATGTGGAAATTTGACTATATGAGCCAACCAATTTAAAAACCATTCATAATCTTTTTCATCATTTTTTAATAAAGTTTTAATATGATTATGTATCAAAGAAGTGTCTGCAGTTTCATCTAATCGTATTGATAAAATTGGAAATTCATTCCATAAATTAAATGTTTTTTCAGGACACATAGAATTAGTTGGGTAATAATCAACATTATTATAAATTTTCATATCTTCATCACAAATCCATGTAGGTATAAAACTTTTTCTAATCAAAACTTCTGGTTTTTCTTTTTTAGGTTCATAATAAAATAAATGTGAAAATGCTATACCAAAATCATTTTTTTTATAAATAACAAAATCTTTTTTTTTTCTCTCTACAAACATTGTAGGATTTAAAATTTTTGCAAAATATTTTTCAAAATAAACTTTTTTATAATTATAGTCAGTAGATAAATTAAATAGTTCTTTTTCAAATTCATCACTATCTAATGTAATTAAATCTTTATTATTTACTGCATTTTTAAAAGGTTTTATAATAAATTTAATATTTTTAAAATTAATAAAAACTTTATTATTATGACTCATATTAAAATTGTAATTATTAATAACATCAATTAATACATTAGCACCTTCTTTTTTTAATATTTGAAATCCATCATAATTATATGAAGTAATTGTAAAATTATTATTTTTTGCAATCTCAAAACATTTCATAATAATCAAACATTCATATTCTTGTAAAATTACTGATAATAACTTTGCTGTTTTTATTTCAAATTTTTGAATATCAAATTTTTTTCCATATTTTTTTTTTGCTTTATCTAATCTTCTTTTTGTTTCGTAATCAATAATATCTTTGAATCTTTTATCTTTTATAATTAAATTTGTATTGGTTTTTATTTCATTAATAAAACTATTAATGAATTCAGGTATTTCACAATCTATAAAAAATTCATTTTTCCAACTTTCAATACTTCCACCATATAATATTCTTGTAATTAGATTTTTAATAATATCTTTTTTATCATAATTAGTTTTATTATTTTGATTATAAACTTTTATTAAATTTTTATCAATATTAAATAAATTAATAACTTCATCTCTATTTTCACAATAATATTTTAAACATTCAACATCATAAAAATCATTACATTCACAAATATCTAAAAGTAAATTACAATGACAATTAATAATATCAATATCAAGTTCAGTATCTTTAAATAAAGCACTTCTAATTGCATTATACATAATTGTAGAACTTCTAATTTTATGATTTTTTACAAAATATCTACCATATTTATAATATTTAATATATTCAATTTCAATACCTTCATCTTTATATATATCACAATAATTTCTAACTTCATCTCTTTGAGTAATCCATATATCAGGGTGCGTCCAAATATTTTTAATTAAATCTTTATCAGGAAATTCTGTTAAAGTAAATTTTGTTGCAATTATATTATTATTATTTTTAAATGAATTTAAAGACTTATCACTACTAATAATTGTAGTTGGTGATATACTACCATCAGTTTCTTGACCAATATCTTTGTTTGGCGACATAATATATTAGTTAAGAAATTATCTTTAATATATTTTACCTAAATAATATCTTCATCATTATGGTGAAAATATTATTTTATAAAAGTAAAAAAAAAATATGTTATGATATGTTAATGACAGGTCAAAAAATTACTTCAAGAACAATTTATTACAGAAATTATTATTTGCAGAAGAGAGAAATATTTAAATTTAATTATTATGAAAAAAAGTTAAGAGAACTTGAAAGAAAAGAAATGTATGAACCTTATGGAGGGGAACAAGATTATTATAAAAATTATTACAAAAATTGGATTACAAAAAATGAAGATAAAGAATAATAATATATATATTATATTTAGATATAATATATATGCCGAGAGGTATTCCAAATACAACTGAAATACCACAACAAATATTTATACAAAATCCTCCACAAAAACCTGTAGATCATATTGTAAATGATTATTTAAAAGATGATTATTATGAATTAAAAAAAAAATTAAATATAGATTTAGAATGTAGTATATGTTTAGATAAAATATGTTGTAAAAAATGTCTAGCATTACTTCCTTGTGGTCATACATTTCATTTATGTTGTTTATTAAAATGTAATTCGTGTCCTCTTTGTAGGGCAAACTAAAGATATGATAATTCACTAATATCTGTATCGTAATCTGTTGTTATATTTGTTTCAGTATCAGTCATATCTTCTTCATCACTTTCTTCTTGAATTGTATAAATATTTTCTTTTTCTTTTTTTTTTGTATATGGTTTTCTCTCTATAGTGTCTAAATATAAATATGGATTTTCAGGATCATAACCATTAGCATATTGTTCTTCTACATATTCTAACATAGCATCTAGTATTGGTAAAAGTTCTTCTTTTGTAAAACGATATTTTAAACAACTCTTAACACATACCATAGAGCATCTTTCGTGTGATCTCATAAGACAATTAAACCGACGATTATTCCATTTTTTTTCACTACGAGTTTCTCCCACATTAAAAATACGAGGAATATTTTTTTTTTCATAAACCATAATTAATATAATTATATATATATATTATTTATATTAATTTATTCAATATTTTGTAATTATTCCATAATAACTAAACATTTTTTTTCTTTCTTTTTTTTATCTTTTTTGTTAGTTTGATATGTTAAATGTGTTTCAATTGAATGCATACTATTTTGTGCATCTTTTACAATTTCAGCAATATTATCGCTTTTATCAACTTTATTAGCATAGGCTCTGCGTAATGTATTAATAGAAATATTTTTACCATCTGATAATTTTGTAAATACTCTATTAATTCTTTTACATAATGAATTTTCATTAACTCGTTCTCCTCTGTATTCAAACATATATTTTTGTGATTGATTAATATAACTTATAATATCATCAGGAACATCACGAATAAAACTATTATGAAATTTACTATTTTTAAATTCATTAAAAATCATTTTTTTAATATCCTTAACAAAATAATTACAAGATTTATCTTCAGTATCATCAATAGTATCAACAATTCGCATATTAGAGAAGTCATTACGAGGCATCAAATCAATACCTGGTGAAACATATAATTTATAAATTAATAAATCTTCATTTGGAATTTTCTTTTGAGGGAAGTCTTTTTCTAAACCTAACAAAAAGTCCCAAGATACATCATTATCTTTTTCTTTGGAACGATTAATATTAGATTGAGCCTTTGTTGCTTCAGCCAAAACATGTAAAGATTTTAAAATATCTTCACCAAGATCTTCATGAAATAATGGACTAATACTTGCAAATTTTAAAAAGTTATTACAAATAGTTCTCATAGTATTTATGTTAGGTTCAAATTCATCTTTTTTTGCAGAAGGTGCATTCTCTTGAAAATAACCAAATAATGATCTAATATCTTTTTTAAATGGAACAAATGGACTATTATATAATGATGTCAATCTTTTTTCATACATTTTAATAGTTAAAGGTGCAGGTATTGGATCTAAATCTGCAATTGCATCTGTTATTTCAACACAAATATTCATTTTCATATTTAAATCTTTCTCATACAAATCTACAAAACAACCATATACTAACTCTTTTGAAGATTGTTCCATCTTATCTTCTGTCATATATATAGTATAAGACATTTTATTTTTTTAAATCAATTTTTTAAAATATTAAAAAAATTATTTATTACTACTTAAATTGGCTTTTGATAAATTAGATTCAGTAATAACATCTCTGTGAATTTCCACACCACAACATTTAATTAAAGAACATCGTGATTTTAATACACAAGACATAACGCCTAATAAAATTCCACCGATAGTTCCTACTAATACCACGAGTTCGCAATTACTAAAATATGGATTATCCGCCATTTTATTTTTATAATCTAGAGAGAAAATAAAAAAAATTGAAAAAAAAATGTTTTATAAATTTAAATATGATTTAATTAGTGTTAAGATAATATAAATGGCTGGTTTCCATACAAAATCATTTTTAAAACACGATGACTATATGACACCAAATCACGCTTGGGAAGATATAAAACATTTTATTCCAAAAGATAAAATAATTTGGGAAGCATTTTATGGAGATGGTGAGAGTGGTAAATATATGAAAGAAAAAATGAATTTAAATATTATTCACGAACCTATTGATTTCTTTGATGATAATTCATTACCTGAATATGATATGATTATATCAAACCCTCCATTTAGTAAAAGTAAAGAAGTATTCAAAAGATTAAAAGAATTAGATAAACCATTTATTATTATCTCTCCATCTTCAAAAATAAATACGAGTTATGTGAGAGAAAATTATAAAAATAAAAAATTACAAATAATAATACCACGAAAGAGAATACATTTTATTAAATTAGTAGATGGTAAGCCTGTAGAAGGTTGGAAAAAAGCGTGTAATTTTGATTGTTTTTATTATTGTTATAAAATGAATTTACCAAATGATATTATGTGGTTAGATTGATTAAATTTGTTCCAATTAAATCACTAAATGATTGACAATAAATAAAATCATTTATTTTATTAATTTCTTTTTTAATTGCAATTTTAATATCAAGTTCAAAATTTTTAAGCACATATTGTTCTGCTTCTCTCAATAATTCTAGATCAATTGTTTTTCCATACTCATCAAGATCTATTTGTCCATCTGCAAGAAGTTCAAGTCCTTCAGATAAATAACATTCATTAATAACTTGATGGACAAAAAACATTTTTTTTTTGTGTTCGTCCATAATTGTAATAGTTTTAATCTATAGGGGTAGAGAGAAAATCGGTTTCAATTTTTTTTTAAAAATAAAAAAAATATTTTTTACATTTCTCTCAAGAAAAATAAAAAAATGGATAAAAAAATAGAAAGAAATGTGGAATGGTGTAAAATGTTTATAAATATTTATAAAGATATGGTTGGCGACCTATATGTTGTCTTATAGACCAAGAGGATATAAGACTTTGTCTATATTCTCTTGGACAATAGAAGG